TTCGCCGGTCGCGCTGACGTTTACGTTATAGGTAAACTGCTCGGACTCGGTGATTGGCAAAGACGGCGAGAATGTGGATAGGCGCGGCAACGTCGTAACCCTGCCAAAGCGGATGTTGCCCACGCGTGGCGCTGTGGTGCCGGTAATCCGAACCCGCCATTCCTGCGCTGATACTTGCGGAAAAAGAAACAGGATTGCGCTATCGTCCGTTGGCGTCACCGTAACCGCTTGCGTCCAAGTGGCACCCACCAGATACTCGACAAATACCGTGCCGCCGGTGCTGCCAATTTCATGCGCGCCGATGCCGCAATAGTCTACCGCTTGCGCCGATCCTGCGTTGATCGCCCATGTGGCTGGCAATGCGGTAGGCTTCCACGCGCTATAGGTTTGCGCTGTAGCGGCCAATGCCGCGCCAAAGCCACTAGCTGCGCTTGAAGCCGAGATGGTGCCTGTAATCGCACGCCAGCCGATCCGGGGCAGGTTTGTGTTGATGACGCCGCTTGCGATAACCACGGTCATGCTATCACCCCCCGGATACGATAGCCCCTATCATGCGCGTCGTTGATGAGGTTCACAAGCTGCTCCATGCCCATGCTGTTCTGGCCGCCGAAGTCAAAGCGCAGGGTTTGCGTCGGCATTTGCGCAGGCCCAGCAGATGCGCCTGATCCGACAGTCGATCCGCCGCCACCGCCACCACCGCCAGCCCCGGGTTGCGACATGCTTTTGATGGAGTTTGCAAATCCTATACCAGTCGCCAAAACAGATGCAGCAGCGGCAAGCTTCACAAACCATAGCCCCGGCCCGCGCAAGGTTTCGGATGCAGCGACATAGGCGTTAACCATCGCCTCAAACGCACCCAGCGCAGCGGCTGCCTTTGCAATCCGGTTGTTATTCTGACCCACAGCGGAAAGGATTTGCTTTCCGGCACCCACAACCTGATTGAAAGCCTCTAATCTCCCGGCGTCCCTGATACCTGCCAGCCTGTTTTGATGTTCGCCTTCAAGTCGCTCTCTCTGCTCGTGGTATTCCTCAATCGTGATCAATTCACTTGCAAGCGCATCCTCTAGCGTTTGCAGGTTTTCGCTATACCACGATTTGACGGTTTCGGCTTCCGTCTGCAAAGACTCGATCAAAGCCTCAAGTCGTTCTTGCATTTGATCCCGCACGTTTTCGGCGCTTGGCAATCCCGCAGAAACAGAATCTTCGCTGTCTGGTTCATCTTCGCTGTCAAATACGATAGGCGGCAAATGAATAGGATCGTCGTTGTTGCGCAACGAAGTTATCAACGTTTGAATTTCTTGCAGGCGTTGCTGCGCTTCATTCAATCTGCGTTGCGCTTCGTCCCCATCCGCACCCAAAAAGAGCGCTGCATCAGGGTCACTCATTGCCGCTTCATGTCGTGCGCTGGCAAGTTCCGATTGCGCGCGCGCCTCAGCCAAAGCCGATTGCGCGCTTTCCAACTGAGCCTCTGCCAGGCGGATAGCCTCATTGCGCGCGTCTGGTGCGCCGGTATCGGTATAAACGCCTAGCACGCGGTTCAATTCGTTTTGCGCCGTCGTATATGCGTCAGTGGCAGGCACAACGCGATCAAAGATAACGCCTGCAATTTCGCCAATAACCTTTGCAGTGCCTTCAATAATTGGCGCAAGCGTGACCGCAAGCAAATTGCCCAAGCCTTGAAACGCCATGCCCAATCGACCGATAGCGTCGTTTGCCTTTTCAACAGCCAAGGCCTGATCGGTCGATACTGCAATTCCAAAACGCTTTTGAAACTCGGATGCGTCGTTTAGCATTTCGCCGTATCCGTCAAGCATGTTGATCAAGCCACGGCCAGCGCGCCCGAAAATCTCCATCGCCGCTGTGGTGCGCTCGGCGGGATTGCGAATGCTGTTTAGGCCGTCCGCAATGACGCGAAACTGCTCGTCCGGTGAAAGGTTTTGCACGTCTTGAATTGAAACGCCGATGCGCTCAAAGGCCCGCGTGGCCGCTCCTGTCCCGTCTGCCAGTTGCGTTACCGCAACCTGCATTCTGCCCATGGCCGTCGCAAGTTGATCCTGAGAAACGCCAGCCTCCTCAGCAACCATTGACATGGCTTGCAAACGATCCGTCGCAACGCCAAGGGAACGCGCCTGCTTTGCAAGCTGGTCAATGTTGCTCATGGATGCGCGCGTGAGAGCGGTCAAAGCCGCAACAGCCGCGCCAATAGCAGCAGGCCCCGCAAACCTGCGAAGCTTGTCTGTTGCATTTCCAATAACCGAATTGAATTGGCTGACGTCTGCGGTGATGACTTGTCTAAGCGGCGGAAGCATTATCCCAAGTCTCCATCCATTCTTCCAGAGCCTCCACCGATCCGCGCGTTAAGCTTCCGGCATAATCGCCGGGGTCTTTCTCTCGGTGAAACTCGGCCTCTGCCATGAATTCGGCAAACGTCATATTCCAGAAGTCATCAGGCGAAAGCCCAAAAACCTTGCGCGCTCTTAAGTAGCAACTTGTCCAGTCGATTTCTGGAATGCCGCTTTGCCCCGACCCTTCGGCACGCTTTCGGATGGGGCTTCGGGATTTTTTCCAAAATCCATATCTGGCAAAATAGCCTGCGTCAGGGTGAGCGCAAAGTTTGCGTAATCAATCCGCTGCTGCGTTGTGCAATGGCCAGAGATAACCGTTGAAACAACGTGCCAGCATTCTTCTTCTGTTGCCTCAAATCCAGCCTCGGCCAAAAACAAAGACATGACAATTGGCACGTCCAGAATTTCCGAACCACCTGTATTAAGAACCTTTGCAACCGTAAAAAGATTGCTCTTGCGGTCGCTATCGGTTTGAAGCTTGGCGTCAACCCGACGCAAAAAGCGGAACGTGGGCGAAAATTGTTTGTCCTCACCCTTCCAGCTTATTGTCATGTCGCGCGATACACTCATGGCGTAGCCGTGAACGTGACAGCATCGGCGCTCTCAAATGTGGCTTGGAACGTAGCCGCCTCCGCCCCGTCGTTGCCGCCCTGCGTGAAGCTGGCAATGCCAAAGCTGCCCGAGTAACTGCCGATGCCAGTGATGACAAAATTCATGCTCTTGAGCACGTCAGACGCATCAGAAGCCCAATCAATTAGCGTGTCGGTTGTCAAAACGCCGCTGCACGTCATGCTCAAACTAATCAAGCCAATTTCCGACAGCAATTTGCGAACGCCAAGATCATCTTTATTCGTGATGTCGATATGTTCGCGGTTGATGACCAATTCGTCGGTTTGCGCGCCTGCCACGTCGATCGTTGCGACCTGCACGCGAACTTTGCGCCCTGCTAGTGCTACCATTGCAAAAACTCCTGTCTGCGTTTTGCGTTACGTTATCAGATATTCGGGCTTTGTTCTAGACCATGCGCAAAAATTAATCCAGATACACAACTCGTAACCGGATTAGGCCGTGCATCGTTAGTCCGTCCGGGTCCGCAATGATGTCGCTGCTTTCCCGTTCGCATGTAATAAAGCCTGGCACGTTCCATGCTTGCCGGATCGTGGCCAGCGATACCGCGCGCATGATGTTGCTCAACGTCACAGCCGATCCCGACCGATCCCACACGTCAATCTGCACAATGGCCGACCCGCCGAGGCTTTCTTTCGTGTCAAATGCAACGTCACTAGGCGCGCTGATTGTGACGTAAGGAAAGGCCACAGGATCGCCGGATTGCTTTCTGGGCACCCTGCCTACCTGAAAGACAGCAGGCACGCCATAGGCGGCGCTTAGAAGGCCTGTGACGCTTGCCACGGGCGCGGTAATGCGAGTGTAAGCCGCCTGAATGATTGACGCCTGTCTCATACAAGCCCCTCAATCGCCCTGATAACCCGCTGCTGTAGCTTCGGCGCGGCCTGCTCTACTGCTGGCGTCCAAGCCGGGCGCGGGTCCATGTTGACAGTGCCGAACTCAAGAAAGGTCGCATAGGGCAAACGGCTTTCAATCTGGGCCGTCAGTTCGTTCACCTTGCTGTAGGCAACGCTGCTCACAAGCGCGCCGGTGTCCGTGGCCGGTGCCTCGCCCGGTGCAGATGCGCGATGCGATACCGTGCCGCGCAGATAGGTGCGCCCGGTTTTAGGCCCGCGCTGTATGCGCTTCTTGATGTCGGTCAGAACCTCAAGGCCCGTTGCCTGAATAGCCTGCCCGATTGCCTGCTCTGCTTTCGCGCCATAC